ATAATATATGTTGATGGAGAAACAATCACAGTTAACCGCGGACAAGGAATAGAATTTCCGCTTACTGATATACATTCAGTGAATACAAACACTACTCAAAGCGACTGGGCTTGCCTGATGTTGATGAAGTAGAAACGATAAATACAAGTGAACTAGGAAAAACAAAATGGCTTACGCAGTAGATAAATTTAATGGACAGTTTTTAACTTCCGTAGAAGACGGTACAATTGATACTACCACGGATTTAAGATTCGTAGGTAAAAACTATGCTGGATACGGTGAAGTTCAGAACGAAAACTTCCTTCATCTGCTTGAAAGTTTTGCTAATACTACTCCACCACCAAAAGCACTTAAAGGACAGGTTTGGTTTGATAGTGCAAATGCTAAATTAAAGTTTTATGACGGTGCTAAATGGAAATCAGCAGGCGGATCTGAAGTTAGTTCAACTGCTCCATCCGGACTTGCACAAGGAGATCTATGGTGGGATTCATCTGCTAAACAGTTATATGCTTGGTCAGGCTCAGAATTTATTTTAGTTGGACCGGAAGCATCGCCGGATTTAGGTAGTTCGGGTGTTACTGCTCAGGTTGTAAAAGATACAGGTAATACAAACCATAGTATTTTAAGAATTACTGCAGGTGGCAAAGTTATGGCCATTGTAGCACAAACAGAATTTACTCTTAATACTACAGTTAATCCGATTGATGGATTTACATTAATCAAAAAAGGATTAACACTTGTTAATACTAACACCGCTGGAATCACAACAACTGATCATTATTATTGGGGAACAAGTAGTTCTGCACTAGGTTTAGTTATTGATGGTTCATTTGTACAAGCCTCTGAATTTTTAAGAGGAGACAATGTTACATTTGAAAACTTAGTATCATTTTTAGATGACGGAATTAAAATTGGAGATCAAAGCGATCTTAAAATATTTGTTGAAAATGAAAATGAAATTAGAGTTACTTCACAATTAGGTAATCCTATTAACTTTAGAATTGTTGAAGACGGACTTACAAACAGAAATGTTGCTAATATTAATGTAGATGGTATTTACCCTGGCGAAGATAATATTTTTGATCTAGGTAGAGCATCTAATAAGTGGCAACAGGCATATATTGTTGAGACATTTGGTAACCTAACAGGAAACGTTACAGGAAACGTTACAGGAAACATAAACGGTAACGTAATAAGTACAGACGGTAGTAATGCAATTATGATCAATTCTGCAACTAAGCAAATTGGTTATCCAGGTGCAAACGTTCAAGGTACATTGATTGGTAACGTTCAAGGTTCACTTACAGGTACTGCAACAAATGCAAGTGCATTGAACAGTATTCAACCATCAACAAGTGTTCCGGGTTCAGGAACTAGTATTCCTGTTAGAGATGCACAAGGCGATATTTACGCAAATAAATTCCAAGGTGAAGCAACAAAAGCAGATAGAATTAAAATTGATGACTCTGCTGTAGATTCAGATCCAACTTATAAAACAGCAAAAACAACTGCAACAGCAAATACAATTGCTGCAAGAGACGGATCAGGAAACATACTTGCAAACCTTTTCCAAGGCACGGCCACAGCAGCACGTTATGCTGACTTAGCAGAAAAATATCTTACTGACGAAGAGTACGAAGTTGGTACTGTAGTTGCAGTAGGTGGTAGTACTGAGGTTACAAAATGTCAAGAAGGTAATAGAGCATTAGGTGTTATATCAGAAAGCCCCGCTTTTATGATGAATACTATTTTAGATGGTGGACAGTACGTTGCATTGAAAGGTAGAGTACCAGTAAAAATTTCAGGCACAGTACAAAAAGGCGATAGGCTTATTGCAGCAGCAGACGGAACAGCAAAGGCAGTTTCTAAAGCAAATGCAGATGTATTTGCTATTGCACTCGAAGCATCTGTAGATGGTGTGAATTATATTGAAGCGGTGGTTCTTTAATGCCTATATCGTCCGGAAGCCAAATTCTTGCAGCAGATTTTAATGATCTAAGTTCGTTAATTACAACGACACTGGGAACAGGTGCAGGTCAATACGGTTATGGACAATCAATTGTATCACAAACAGTAACACAAGGTCAACGTATTGAAAAGGCAGCGTTTGATAAACTAAGATTTGATTTGATGAGTATTCTAATTCATCAAACTGGGGTATTACCGAATCCTGTATTAGCACAAGTCACTAGTCCGATACTTGCAACAGCATCTGAACCTTTTCAAAGTTATACTAATTTAATTCAAACAGCAAGAGGAGATAGATTTACAGTAGCAACTAGTCAATCTATTATTACAAATATTGCTACAAAAACATTTACTTCTGATTGGAACAATTATGCTGTAACAGAACTTGTAGCAACTTTTGCTACTGCTGATCAAGCCAGATATTTTTTTAATAGTGGTGGTAGAATAAAATTTACAACAACACGTACTGGCGGCGACGGTTCTCAGCAAAATAATGCTTGGACAAATACTTTAAGTTCAGCGGGCGAACAGGAGTTTGGAGCAGGAGTTCCTGATAATTTAACCGTATACCAATTAACAGATTCGTATCAATCATACTATGAGATAGATTCTTCTACTCCGTATTCTGCAAACAAATACAAATTGTCTGTTAAATGTAACCAACCAGATAATGCAACTGGGATTGCAACAGTTTTTTCTTTTAAAGTAGAGTTAATAGATGGATACACTGATGATCCTCAACCAGGCCCTTTGCCTGATGATGTTGTAAATGGTACATTGTCGATAATTGCAGAAGAAATAAAAGCAACAGGATCATTGCAGCCCGATTTAGATCCTTTTACTATTACTTCGCCAACTTTTACTATGTCGAATATTACAGCGACTTAAATAGTGTAACGAGGTAACTATGCCAGCAACACACGAATTAATAGATCCGGATTACTATAATGATATGCAACTTAAGATACAGCGTGTCTTAGGCGACGGTAAGTCTGACGGATTTGCTTGGCTAGGTTATGGCCAGCCGGTACTAAGTTCACAAGTTTCAACAAGTGATAGAGTTACTATAGAACAATATTCAAATTTAAGGTATGATATCTGGAACGCCTGGAATCATTTAAATAATGCATTACCTAGCGGATCAACACAGGTTAATATGCTTGAAGTTACTGAACGTAAAAAAATTAGATACCAAGCACCTGCTGCTAGTGGAAATGCTATGCCAGTAGACAAATGGGCATCATTTGTAAACACCATATATGCTACTGCAAGGAACCTAGCAGTTACAGGCCAGCGTAGAACAGTAAATCACGGCACAGTACAGAGAACTTGGCCAGATCCAACTTACGGAGATAATTGGAGTGATTCTCTTACCTGTACAATTTATGTGTTGTTTAGTAATTTAGATGAATCTAGATATTTTTTTAATAGTGGTAGTAGTATTGATATTACCACAACACGATCAGGAGGCAGTTCTACCAATCAAAATGCATCTTGGACTAGTATTTTAAATACTGCTGGAACACAGAAATTCAGTGGAAACCATCCAGGTACAGGCGCAGGCCCTACATTTACTGGAAGTAATTTTTATAAATGCACAAGTACCTTTCAAGATCCTTATGTTGACGTGGTAGGATCAAGTCCATACTCACTAAACAGATATAGAATCTTTGCTAGAACACCAAACCAAGCAAACCCACAGTTAACAGGGGCTGATACAATTGAAATTAGAGTAGAGTTAATTGACGATCACGAGGAACAAGGTGGTCCACCAGAGTTTGGCCCGTCAAATCCAGGCGATGGAAGTTTTGGACCTGACGTTGTTGACGGTCAAGTTACTGTAAGTGTTCAAACTACAGAAGCAACCGGAACATTACAACCAGGCGGAGCCGGGTCTTTTGACATTGTTACACCTATTGTAAACATTGGCAATATTATCGAAGTAGGCTAAAAACCACTACCACAAATCCCCGTTACACTCCGGATGTACCAATAAATATATGCGTACATTATAAAGGAGTTACTATGCAAAATGAATACAAAGATGCTTTAGAATTTTCAAAGTATCGTCAAACACTTTCTGTTCAACGCAAAACCCTAAAAGAAAAGATAGATGCTAGACTTACATATGGTAAGAATGGCGGAATTTTTAAAATTGACAGAGAATTACTTAACTTTGTAGAAATGCTTATCAATAAAGATAGATCGGAAAATGTAGTGATTTTAGATGCAAATGAAAATCCAATTTTAATTGAAAATCTTGTTGAATTTAGAGAAGAAATTTTTGATAGATATTTTTCTGCAACATTTGAATATCACGAAGAATATACAAAAATTAAAAAAAGTAGATCAGTAGAGACATTAGTATCGTGAAAAAAGGCGTATTAATATTTGCACACAATAACAGGCAGATAGATTATGCTAAGATGGCCATTGTATCAGGAGGCCTCGCAAAAAAACATCTACAAGTTCCTGTTAGTTTAGTTACAGACCAATCAACTGTTGATTGGATGCACAAATCTAACCTATGGGAAAAAGCAGTTTCAATTTTTGAAAATATTATTTCAGTTGAAAGACCTCAAGATACACAACAAAGAAAATTTAATGACGGCAAAGAAAATGTAGTTGCTCCATTTAAAAACAGTAATAGGTCCAGTGTTTGGGATATTACTCCTTACGATCGAACACTTATGATTGATAGTGATTATTTTGTGTTTAGTAATTCTTTGAACGAGTATTGGGAAGTTGATTCTGAACTACTTATTTCTCCTGAATACAACGATGTTCAAGGAAGTAGAATAGGATACTTAGACAAATATATTAGTGAAACAGGTGTAAAGTTGCTGTGGGCAACTACTGTTATGTTTACAAAAAATGAAAACACAAAGGTGTTTTTTGATCTAGTAAAACATATTAAAAACAATTATAGAAAGTTTTCAGATCTTTATAGATTTGATAGTAGAATGTATAGAAATGATATTTCATTTGCTATTGCAAGACATATTATGTATGGGTTCGAAACGGATAACGATTATGCAATGCCAGCAGTATTATCAGTACCAGATAAAGATGTAATCTATGAAGTTAACACAGATGGTATTAAATTACTAACCGCAAATTTAAATGATTATACGTTGTGTAATATTAAAGATAGAGATATTCATATTATGAATAAACAATCTATTACAAGAAATATTGATCAACTAATGGAGTTAATATGATTGACTTTGGATATTTAATTATTGTTAATGAAGGTACTGATACAAATTATACACGTCTTGCATACGCATTAGCATTAAGTATTAAAAATACACAAAAAGAAGGATATGATAAAGTTGCACTAGTAATAGACAACAAAGATCATATTAAAAATTTTACTTCTACTTGGGTGTTTGATCATATAATTGAATGGAAAGGACCAGAAGGTTGGGATAGTAGATCTTATATGGATACACTAACGCCTTTTGCAAATACTGTATGTTTAGATGCAGATATGTTATTCTTTAGAGATTACAGTCACTGGGCAGAATATTTTATTAACAACAGTGAATTATATGTTGCTAATAAAGCATACACATATAGAGGGGAACTAGTTACTAATGATCATTACAGAAAATGTTTTACAGCGAATGAACTGCCAAATTTATATTCCTTTTACACATTTTTTGTTAAAGATAGCGATCTAGCAAAAGAATTTTTTGATTTGCAAAGAGAAATTATTAAAAATCCAGATAGATATTCTAATGAATTTTTAGTTAATAAAAAACCTAAAATTGTTGGCACAGATGAAGCATTTGCATTAGCAGCAAAACTTTTAGATGTTGCTGATGATATTGCATACCCTTTAGAATTTCCACGTGTCGTGCATATGAAAGGTATGGTACAAAATTGGCCTTACCCAGCAGACACAGTATCTGATCACGTAGGATTTTATTTTGACAGGAATGCAAAAGTAAAAATAGGAAATTTTCAACAAAATGATATTTTGCATTATGTGGAAAAAGATAAAATTACATTAGAAACAATTAATATATTGGAGGAAATAGCGTGGAAGAAAAGATAAGAGAAATTCCTGACCTCCCAGATTTTGATGAATGGGTAGCAAATTGGAAACCACCAGTTATTACATATCTTGCGGCTTTCGACAAAGAATCAGGTCAGGTATTATGTGTTGGTCCTGATTATTCTATTGACACAGAGCGTTTTAAAGATACTATAGAAATTGATAAGGAAAATGCACTAGCAATACTAGAAGGTGAAGTTCCTTTAAGTAAATGCTTTATTGATGTACAATCAGGAAGTTTAGAAATTACTGAAGTACAAAATCTTTTTAAAATTGATGACGTACTACACAGAATTATAGATATTAAATGGGCAGAGATAGATGAACCAGATGTTGTAATATCACGTAACGGTGATACATTTACAATTCAATTATCAGAAAAGTTCGGCGGCACTTATAAATTAAATAGAGATGAACCAGTAGCAAAAAGAAAAATCTTCTGGGATGGAGAAACTATTTTAAGTTTTGACATTTGTGAATATAATGATCCACACACAAGTTATTATACAGCCAGTGTTAAATTAGATGATTTAGTAGGTAAGAGTTTTAAATTTAACTGCGAGTGTCCAAACGATGCTAGTGTTTTTACACGTAGACTTTTTAAAAATTATGTATTTGAGGAAGTATGACAAAAGTAGTAGAATTTGATGTTTTCTTTTTAAGTTATGATGAGCCAAATGCTGATCTGCATTATGCTGATCTTTGTAATAAAGTTCCTTGGGCTCAGCGTATACACGGAGTAAAAGGATCAGACCACGCACACAAAGCAGCGGCAGAAGCATCAGAAACAGACTGGGTGTTAACTGTAGATGCAGATAACATAGTTGACGCTAAATTTTTTGATTTAGATTTAGATATGACAAACGAAAAAATACGTGCATATAGTTGGTGTGGGAGAAATAATGTCAATGGATTGCGTTACGGCAACGGTGGATTAAAATTATGGCACCGCCAGCATATTCTTGATATGAAAACACACGAAAACGCAGACAGCGAAAGGGCTCAAGTAGACTTTTGTTGGGAAGAAGGATATAGAAATTTTCCTGTAACATATAGTGAAACAATAATAAATGAAACGCCGTTTATGGCGTGGCGAGCAGGATTCAGAGAAGGTGTCAAAATGACATTAGACGGTGGAGTTAAAGTTCCGCCTATGGAGATCGAAGAGCGCATATGGTGGCACAACTTACATAGATTAAGAGTATGGAGCACAGTAGGAAGTCATACTGACAACGGGTTATGGGCAATATATGGTGCAAGACTAGGAACTTATATGACTAATTGTACAGATTGGAATCATATCGATGTAAGAGATTTTGAAATGTTACGTGACCTTTATAATAAAACTTGTAAACAATACGAAACTAGTCCAGCCGAATTACAAGCACAAATCGAATGGCTTGGAAAAGAAATAAAAAATCAACTAGGATTAGATTGGCCTAATTTAGATCCACAACAAAGTAGATATGTTATGGCACTATATGAGGAAACTATAAGACTAGGAACAACCTACTATAGTCAAAAGTATGTATGATATCTTTTTTGTTAGCAATGAAGAATGTAATAGAAGTGCTTGGGAGCAATTCAAACAGAGATTTCCTAATGCACAAAAAGTAGATAATTGTAAAACATTTGAGCAAGTATCAAAAAAAAGTTTAACAAAATATTTTTGGATAGTTTGGGATAACTTACAACTTACTGAAAATTTTAACTTAGACTATAGAATTCCTGAATGGGATAAAGATTATGTACACGTTTTTCGTAATGGAAATTTTTATGACGGTGTGTGTATTTTTTCTAAAACATCACGTATATTGCAACGCGAGTGGGACTATAGATTCTTTACTAATAAAAAAGAAATAGATATTCAAGCAAGTAGTCCTATAAAGTATGACGTTGCATTTATTTCATATCACGAACCTAATGCAGAAGTAAATTACAATAAGTTATTACAAAAAGCACCTAATGCTATTTGGATTAAAGATGTAACAGGTATACATCAAGCACATATAGAAGCAGCAAAACAATGTAATACAGAATTATTTTATATTGTAGATGCTGATGCAGAAATTTTAGACGAATTTAACTTTGATATGCAAATACCTTACTATGATTTTAATGCTAGAAAAAGTGTTTATGTATGGAGAGGTAGAAATCCTATTACAGATTTAGAATACGGATACGGCGGTGTTAAGTTATTTCCGAGACAAACAACAATTAATATGGATGTAAACAGTCCAGATATGACTACTAGCCTTTCTGATAGTTTTAAACCAATGCAAGAAGTAAGTAACATTACAGCATTTAATACAGACGGATTTAGTACTTGGAAAAGTGCGTTTCGAGAGTGTTGTAAGTTAGCAAGTAGAACTATTAAAGGGCAAAAAGATGATGAAACAGATGAAAGACTTAGTAAATGGTGTAGTGATTATGGCAGAGACAGGCCGTTTGGGGACTATGCTATTCAAGGCGCCAGAGCCGGTAGGCAATATGGTATTAGCAATAGTGCTAAGCCTGATGCATTACGCAAGATAAACGATTTTAAATGGCTACGGGAGCAGTTTGATGCAAGACAAGGATAGAATAGAGAAATTTATTCCTATAATGGACGAAATCTCTCCTACGTTCTGTATGGCCAAATGGCATCATACTACTATCTATTTGCAGACAGGAGAAACACACAGTTGTTATCATCCTGCACCGCACAAGATTCCTTTAGAAGGCCTTAAAGAAAATCCAAGCCAACTACATAATACTCCGCAAAAGAAACAAGAGCGTCAACAGATGATTAATGGCGAAAAACCTAGCGGATGTCAGTATTGTTGGAACATTGAATGTATGGGTAAGGATTACATTTCAGATAGAAAAGAGCGGAATGCAAGTATACATACAGAAGAAAGATTTGCTGCAATTAAAAAAGACCCTATGGCAGATGTAAATCCACAGTATGTAGAAATAAGTTTTGGTAATGAATGTAATTTTAAGTGTGGGTACTGTCACCCTAAACATAGTAGTACATATCATAAAGAAATAAGAGATCACGGTCCTTACACAACGGTTAAGAACCATCGTAACGATATTGATTGGTTTAAAATACACAAAGAAGAAGATAATCCTTATGTTACAGCATTTTGGGAATGGTGGCCTGAACTTCGTAAAACACTTACAATTTTACGTATCACAGGCGGAGAACCATTATTACAACAAAGTACTTGGAGAATGTTTGATGAATTAGAAAAAAATCCTTTGCCTAATTTAGAGTTAAACATTAATTCAAACTTTGGTGTTAAAAGTGTACTAATAGAAAGATTTGCAGATAAAGTAAACAGTTTAGTTGCTAAAGGTTGTATTAAAGATTTTAAAGTTTTTACTAGTATGGACACTTGGGGAACTCAAGCGGAGTACATTCGTACAGGGTTGGATTTAGAATTATGGGAAAAAAACTTTGATATCTATATGACAAAAACTAATCATCCTTTAACTTTTATGGTTACATTTAATATTTTAACTGTAACAAATTTCGATAACTTATTAAAGAAATTTTTAGAATGGCGTAAAAAGTATAACACAGATGATCAAACTAAATGGCAACGTATTAGATTTGATACCCCTTATCTAAAAGAACCGTTGCAGTATGATATGAATATACTTCCTAAAGAAGAATTTATGCCGTATATGCATAATCATTTACAGTTTATTAAAGATAATCTTAATGACAAAGATAGATTTAAATTTAGTGAACTAGAGTATGAAAAGTTTAGACGGGTAGTAGATTATATGTCTAGTACAGAATATTCTGTAGGTAAATTAAATGAAGGTAGACGAGATTTTGCTAACTGGTTTAGAGAATACGACAGAAGACGTGGAACTGATTTTAGAAAAACATTTCCTGATCTGGTAGAATTTTTTGAGGACTGTAATGGATTGGGATAAAGCAAATGTGGGCAAAGATCCATCTCACGGTATCTTAAATAACTTTGAAAGTATATTGGTACGTAATAATAATCTCAAACCTGTACACATAAAGATACCTGCAGAAAATACTGAAATCTGGATGCATAGAGGCAAAAAAGATTTGTTATTAAACATCGGTGAAAGTTGGACATACGGCGAAGGTCTAGAAAACATTGCTACAGAAACAGGCGAGTTTGATCTATGCAGCCAACTTAAACACACGTTCGGACCTAAACTTGCATTATTAATGGATACTGATTTTTATCAGTATGCTGTTCCAGGTAACAGTAATTTGTATATGTTAAAAGAACTAGAACGTATTTTACCATATATTGCTGAGCAAGAAAAATACGAAAACATTTATTTGTGTATGCAAGTTACTGAACCGAGTAGAGAGTTACAGCAACTGAGTGACCTATCTACATATAGACATCCTTTAGGTAAACTTTATAATAAAAAATTTTTAAAAAGCAAAAGTATATCTTTTGATAGATGGTTAGACAAATATGATAAAATTGTTTTTAATTGTCTTGAAGAAATTATTAAACCTTACACAAACGTTAAAACTCTTGTATGGAAAAACTTTTGTAAAATTATAGACACTGATAAGCGTTCATTCAAAAAAGTAAATGAAAGTTGGATACAATTCAGTGCCAAAGTAAATGGAGTAAAACTAGAAATGCCTGACTTTTACGTTGCAGGTTGGCTAGATCATATAATGAAAGATTTTAGAGAAATAAAATATAATTCTAGATATGTATCTCATCAGTTAGATTTGATTGCACAGTCTAATTCTTATTTAGGAAATTGTCCTCAACATAAGCCTCATCCTAATGATACACAGCATTCATTATGGGCGTTAAATTTATATACGGAATGGAACAATGAATAACAAATCGTTT